ATCATGTTGCGGTCGAACGTGAAGACGACATACTCGTTCGTGAAATCGCCGACGCCTGCATTCAGCAGGTACTGGTCGATGAACCACATCAGCTCGTCGAAGCCCGCTTGGAACTGCGTCTCCATCATGTCGGCATCGAGGTCGATGTCGGAATACATCGAGCGCAGGTTCATCTCGTTCGGATTGCTTGCGACACGGTCATCCTTCGCGTCGAAGCCGCGCGCATTCTCGATGAGCGATTTCTTCAGCTGCGTGATGTATCCGATATAGTCCTCGCATCCGCGCTGGAGCTCGACGGGCTGGATGTCGCCATCTGCTTCGAGCAGCACCGCACCGTATTTCTGGAGCTTCGTGCGCAATTCCTTGACATTCTCGCCATCATAGCCCTTCACGGCGAGGATTGTCGTGTTGATATCGCGGTTCATCATCTCCGTCCAGTTCGTCCGCGTGCGGTTCAGCGCTTTCTGCTGTGTCTCGACGCGCTTCACCATCGGGATTTCGTGCGCGTTGTACTTGAACGCGATGAGCGGGATGCGCGCCCACGCCTGCGGCTGGTTGCCGTCTGCCACCGCGTAAAAGACTTCCACGCCGCGCTCGACGTCCGGCACGAGGCTGCCATTCTCGAAAACATAACGCTTCACGGATTCTTTCGTGTAAAGCTCCACATGCGCGACCGTCCGTTCCTCGCGCCCTTCATAGGCAAGCGTCTCATAGTAGCGGATGGCGCAATCGAGCTTCGTGTGCTCCGCATCCTGCCAGAATGGGAGGATTTCATGTGCAGGGAACTCTTGGAACTCCATCTGCCCACTCTCGTTGTAGTACGGGAACACCCATGCCAGCCCTTCGTTGATGGCATCGACCGCCGCGCGAGAAAGCATCCGTTTGAACGGGCGGTCGAAGATGAGGTTCAGCTGCTCCTCATAGGCGTCATTCGATGTCGTGACAGTGAACGGCTTGCCTAAGACGTAATTCACGTGTTGGTCGACGAGGTTCGCGTACTGGTTGTCAATGACGCGGTCGTTTTCTTCCTGCGCGTAGACGGGCATCCCGTCCGCGTCTCTCCCGACGGCGCACGCGTCATGGTCGAAATCGTAATGATACCATGCGTTTCCCTTCAGCTGCATCCTGCGGCGCGGGCTGTGCAACCATTTCTTCGTCTCCGTCGCGAGAAATTCCTCGTCCGTCATCGCCGACCGCGCACCTGCAGAAATGATCTCGTCATAATCCGGGTTGTCGCGGAACTGGCTCCAAATCCCATGAAACATACTCTCACCTCCTCAGAAACGGAAATTCTTGCGGCGCGTCAACGGCTCGCACGCATAGCGGACGGCATCGATGGCGTGATTGTCCTTGTCCGGGTAAGCGCTGATGAACTGCCCCTCACGGTTGTGCTCGTACTCGTAGCTGATGAACTCGCGGTACGTGTTCGGCGCGCGATGGCGGTCGATGTAGATGTGCGCGAGGTTCTGCAACCACCGCACGCCATAGTCGACGCTGTCCGGCCCTTTCTTCGCGCCCTCGACGCGCAGGCCGTAGCCGCGCATCTCCGCGATGCTTTTCGGCTCGGCAGAATCGGCGATGATGCGGCCGTGTCCCGCTTTCTGACGGATCTTTTCTGCCGCCTGCCGGTTCGTCAGCTTCTGCTGGTAGATTTCGTCGAAAATATAGAGTGACTGGCGCGCCGCGTCGTAATGCATCGCGACGAACGCGAGCGGATCGACGGCGAAGCCATAGTCGAGCCCGAAATGCAGCTTGTCGAACGCTGCCACCTGCGCATCCGTGAGCGCGACGGCTTCCACGTTCTCGAACACTGTGCCGCCCGTGCCGGTGACTTCGCCGAGGTATTCGTGCCGGTACAGCATCTCATTGCGCGCTTTGAGCTTTTCCGCTTCGAAAAAGAACGGCTCGCCGAGCCACGTGCGCGGCACGTCAAGATACGTTGTATGCGACGTCATGCGGTCAGCATCGTCCGCGAGGCTTTCGACGTTCACCCAGTTGTCCTGGCTCTTCGGCGGGTTGTAGGTGAAGAACTCATAGAACACATTGCCGCCGCGCATGAGCGACTGGTTGATGTTGCGCACTTCCTCCATCCCAGAGAATTGGTCGAGCTCTTCGAACCAGACAACGCCGACATAGCCGTGCGGCGGCTTCAAGGATTTGATTTTATGCGGATCGTCCACGCCGAAGAAATAGATTTTCTGCCCCGTGCGCCGGTACGTGATTTCATACGGCGATTTCCGATAAGCAAAGGCGTCCGTGAGGCCGAGCTGGTCGATGCCCCACTGGATTTGCGAGTAGACGCTGTCCTTGACCGTGTTGCCGATTTTCCGCAGGACGACGGCGTGCATCTCGGGATGACGCAAAAGCAGCAGCGGGATCTCGACCGAGACGAAAGAGGATTTTGTCGAGCCGCGCCCGCCGCACAGCCAATAGAACGTATGGCCGTGGCGCTTGATGTCACAGTGCACAGGGTAAAAGGCCGGCGCGATGATGGCATTCAGCACGCTTTTCATCCGTCTCCGCCTCCCTGCACGTCCGGGATGTTGTCCACGATGACGACGCCGCCGTTCGTCGTCCCAGCGAGGCCGCCCTCCTGGATGGCTTTCGTCTCTGCTTTCATCTTCGCGATATTCGCCGCGCGCTCGATGTCCTTGCCGGAGAACTCGCCGCCGCGGATGCGGAAATAAAGCTCTTGCGCCTTGACATCGCCTTTCATCGCCTTTTCCGCAAGCTTCAAGAGGACCATAGTATCAACTGTGAGGTTCGCGTTTGCCGCGCTCGCGTCATCAAGGCTAAAAAGTTCCGATGGCTCGCCTCCATGACGCGGGAGGTTTCCAATCATCTTTGCGACGTCCGTAATAGCCTTTTTACGGCGTCGGGATTTTACGGAAGAAATTCCGCCTTTTTGCCCTCTTCTCTTTGCTTCCTCTTTGCTTAATTCGCCTTTTTGTATCGGCTTCAGGTTTCCATTGTTCATCGCCCTCCCCGCCTTTTACGATATGAGCGCTGGCACCGCGTCATCGTTCTTGCGCGGATTGTTCTCGTACGGCTTGAGGTCGTCCACGGGGATTTCAACGATATTCACAGTACTCCGCCTCCGCGTTTCGGTCCCGCATTTTCGGCACGACATCCGGATGTCGCGCGAGGTCGATGTATCCGACCATTCGCGGCTGTCGCACGCGCCAGCCGCAGCTGCGTTTCCGCGCCGCGCAGACGCCGTCGTTGTTGTATTTGCACTTCTCGTTGTAGCAATGCGCCATGCGTTGCATCATCGAGTCACCTTCCTCGCATAGCAAAGGCCCGCAATGGCTTGCGCCTGCGGGCCGTGTCCCAGGGGATCACTGGGGAACCAAGAGGTTGTTTTTCAACGGCAGCCGTCCCGTCGTCCGAACGGCTACGCTATCATTTTATCACGTGCGCGCGTGGCAAGTCGGCAGCGTTTCGGCAGGATTTCGGAACAAAAACGGAAGTGTTTTTAGATGTCGCGTTTTCCACAGGGCAAATGTGCATTACTCTGTGAATAAGAAATCGAGCTCCATCTGCTGCACCTTCCAGAAAATCATTTTTGAAATGCGTTCGACAGCTTCCTGCCCTTTCTGCCGCGCCCAGCGCTCGGAATAGTTGCGCTTCTCTCCGATGCGCCGCCAGTCGATGCGGCCAAAGTAATGCTCACGCACGATTTCCTGTAAGAAGGGCTCAAGCGCTTGCAGGCTGCGGTCAATGGTATCGATGACGTACCGCGTCTTTTGCGCGTCCGCTTGCAAGCATTCGAGGCTCCTCTCGATGGCGATGCGGCGGGCGGCCGCCTTCTCGACGGCATTGAGTTCCGGCGAGCCCCCGCGTGGCGCGTCGCCATACTTCGCGATTGGCGCGGCCGTGTCGAGACCGAGCTCGTACTGCTTTATCTTGATGCCGGCCTCCTGGTTCGCGAGCGTCACGCGCAGCGCGTTGTAGCTTCGCAGCAGCCGCTTCGTCCTCTCGACGCATTCCTGATTCTCGTCCATCATGATCCCCCGTTATTTCATCTCACCGATTTGTCACACATACGGTTCCAGTTGCTCCCACTCATTCGTCAACCACCTCATAACCAAACTTCCACAAGATCTCGCAAAACGCAAGCTCCACGATCGCGCCGACGAGCCTGCTCATAGAATACGCAAGCATCCCGCCGCTCACAACCGCAAAGCCGAACACAAACGATTCCATCGCAAAACTCATTCGTCATCCAGCCCTTTCGCGCGTGGTCTTGAAACAGGCTGCCGAGCGTCAAATTCCCCATACGCGATCACCATACTTATCTTCCTGCTCTTGGAACTCTCTTGCGGCTGACATCATTCCACGGTGGATGTCCTTTGCATTTTCCTTGAGCCATCTCTCGTTTCTGCTTTTCAAATGCTTTGGCGCGTCACGCAGCATTTTCCTCATCTTGAGCACAAGACGCAGGCGGTTGTTGTGGCGGAAGAAGTCCATCGGGAAAATGCCCATACGGCACGCAATATTTGCTTGTCGCTTTTCTCTTTTGCCTAGCTCCTTGAACTTCCGTGCGAGTTTCTTTTTCTTTTGTCGAGTGAGTTCAATCTTCGCCATAATTCACACTTCCCAATCCATCGGCGGCACTACATCGCCGTCCATGTCGTAGCCCAGCCTGCAAGAGACCTGTCCCTCGTTGTCGTAGAACGCGAACATGCAGGCCGTTTCGTCGCATCCGACGTGCTCCTTGCAGTACGCCTTGAGCGCAAGAGCATGTGCCCGCATTTCATCATATTCGTTCATTCCCCTTCCTCTTTTTTGAGCTTTTCAAGCTCTTTCTTTGATTCTTCGTACGAAACCGACACGATGGAATATTCTGCACGATGCCCACCGATCGCCTTGCAGTAATCCCTAAATTCAAGCAGGGCAAACATATCTTCCGTCTCTTGAATGCTCTTCAGCAATACGCGATTGATGTTCTTGAGATTGTCGCGTGTTTCTAAAATGTTTGAAACAGCAAGAACTGGATACGTCATGTCAGTCTTCATGAGAACAAGTACAGCCTCAATAGAAACAGGGCAATAAGCAATTGGTATCCCAAAGAGGTTTCTGTCGTGTGCATACTGTGCAAGTTCTTTTGCGTATTGTGGTTTATCCATATACAACACCTCCTAAAATCGTTTCTGAGCGTCCGTTTTGCGTCACGCGAACAAGTTTACCTGTCGAGCGCCGAACGCGCTCACACGCGACGCTGGCGCGGTCAATTGGTGGTTTCGTCCGTTCCGCTCGCGGCATCATCTTCAAGAATTGCCGTCACGAGCTCGTTGCGCTCGATTTCCGTGTATTCCAGAATGCAGTCCTTCAAGAGCTTCATGATTTTCGTCTCCTTGCTCCATTTCTCCATCTCGTCGATCGGGAAGTCTTCTGCCGGACGGTCATCATTGATAACATCCTCGTCAACGTTCTTCAGAAATCCCGTATCGTCAATGACATCATCGACATCCATGATGTTCGCGAAAGCATCCTTGAGTGTTTCGACGCAATAGTCATAGCCATCGACGTAATGCTTTCCGCTTCCCTTGAGATTTCCATCCCAGTACGGGCTGATTTCGTCTTTCGGGATGTCCTCGTTCTTTCTCGTGTACGTCCCGAACGGATACGCGTCCTTCGTGAATTTTTCTCTGCAATCTGCAAACAATGACATTTTCAATCGTCCTTTCTAAAAATCAATCTGCAATACCTTCGACATCCCAATTCGCCGGGCTGTCGCCGCTCGCCGCGCAAAAGCCATAATCATATTCGTCGTTCGACGTGCGCCAAAGCAGGCAGCCGTCGCATTTCTCGTTTCTGATCTTCCGGCAGTAGAGATGCACGTCGCGGAGCGCTTTGATGACGTGCTCGCGGAAAAGTTCGTCGTCCATCAGAGGGTCACCACCTTAGAACGGGATAGTTTCATCGTCGGCATCCTGCCATCCGTCCCCGCCTTGCGCCCCTTTCGGCTTCTCGCCGAATTCGACATTTGCCGCGACGATTTCCACGATCTCGTGCTTCTGGCCGTTCGATTCCCACTTGCGCTGTTGGAGGCGGCCTTGCACCGTCGCCTTCTGCCCTTTCGTGAGGTACTTCACGCAGGTGCCTGCCATGTTGCCCCCAGACGTTCACGCGGAAGAAATACGTCCGCTTGTTGTCGCCGAAGCCGTCATCGACGGCGAGCGTGAACGACGCCACGCTCTTACCGCTCTGCGTCGTGCGGGATTCCACGTCTTTCGTCAGCCGTCCACTGACGGCACAAAGGTTGATGCTCATGATTCCTGTCTCCTTTTCAAATCCATGCCGGCCTCCCACTCGCGGTAGATCGTGAACCAGTCCTCTGCGTACATCGTGACGAGTGACAGGCCGCCGCGAACGTACCGCAAGACGATGATTTCACCCCGTCTGTATTGCTCGCGGGCTTCTTCCAATTCCTTGCGGATTGTGCTCCGATTGCGGCGCTTGAACACAGTGTGAACGTGTTCGAGATCTTCCACGAGTCCCGCCATGGAAATCCAGTCAAGCGCATTCATGGTCACAAGCCAAGGCTCTTTCGTACGCTTGCTCGCGACGATGGGGAGTATCACAAGGTCAGGTTCAAAGTGGACTTCCGCATTCGTAATCATCCCTGTCTGTTTTGAATGCAGCCTCTCTTTGAACGTCGCTTTCGCGTCGCTCTCGCTCTGCTCCATCGCCTTCGCGATATTGAGCGCCTGCACGTACTTCACTTCGCAATGGATGTACGGCAGTCCTTCCACGTCGCCGGCCGCGCCGGTGTTGCCGCGATACTGCGCCGTGCGGTGGACGTCGTAGCCCTGCTCGCGGCAGAAGCTCGCCCAGAGCCGCTCGCCGCGCTTTCCTTTGTTCCTGCTGTAGAGCCCCATCTCATTCGTCCTCCGCTTCTTCGTCCTCGACGATGAACGGCGACGCGAACCTTCTGCCTTTGTCCCTCCGTGCGTTCTTGTCGTTCACTTCGGCTTGCAGGCTTTGGCGTTCGTCGAAGTCGCAGCCGAGATAGTCAAGCATCGACGTGGCCGCCGTGATCACGTCCGTGAGCTCCATGCAAAGGTGCTCGCGCGCGTGCTCCATCTTGCCGAGCAGGAACGTCGCATAGGCGTTCTGTGGCTCCGTCGCGTCCTCTCTTGCGGCGTCCTGTGCCGCGCCATTATAAAGCTTCACGTCGAGGTCGAACGTCTTCGCGGCGCTCACGGCCTCGCCGCATTCCTCGCAGACTTTCAGCATCCACTTTTCCAGCGTCCAACAATCGTAAAGCGCGCCGTCGCACGGGCGCGGGAACACGATCTTTTTCATCTTGAGCTCCTCCATTTTTCAAGCATAAACCCTCGCCGGCACTTTCTGCGACAGCCGGAGCGCCCGATACATCCCATACCAGCGCTTTCGATTGCCGCCAAACGCGAAGCGCAGCCACCACGCGGCCAGCCAGCCTCGATGGATGGCGACATGGAGGCGGACGTAATGCCGGCGCTTCGCTTCTCTTGTCAGTTTCATTTCCATACGCCCCTTTCGCTTTTCCCGGAAAATGCCAAGAGCTTCGACGTGCTCTTGAGCCGGTCAACGATGCGCCCGGAGTACGTCTCGCCGAGTTCTTCCTGTGTGAGGTTTGTCGTGACGATCACGGGGAGTATGCGATTGTAGCGCTCGGTGATGATACTGTCCACTTTCGCGAGCACCCAGCCCTGCTGTGTGTTCTCGCCGCCGAGGTCGTCGAGGACAAGCAGCGGCGTCTTGCGGATGCGCTCTTCGAAGCGCGCTTCTTCTTCGCGATTCAGCGTGCGCAAGCTGTAGAGGTTGTCGATGAGCGAGCACATGGGGATCATGAGGCCGCCGCCTCCATCGTCGATGTGCTTGCGCAGGACGGCGACGGCCATGGTGGTCTTCATCGTGCCGTAGCTGCCGGTGAAAATGAGGCCGATGCCGTCCTGGATGTTCTCTTTGAGATGCGCGGCGTAGTCTTTGACCTGCGCGTAATTCTCGCGGATCGTCGGATTGTCCGGCAGGCCGCGCGCTTCGATGGCGTCGAACGTGATGCCCTGGAAGCGGCGATGGATGCCGGAGCGCTCGATCTTCTCCAGGTACTCCTTGCGCTTCTGCCGCGCCTGGAATTCCTCCCACGTCTCGAGACGCTCCTCACTCCCACCCGGAAGTTTGCGCGTCCCACTTGGCTTGCTCGGCTCGCATCTTTTCTGCTGCACTCGGTCGAGCACCGCCTGGAATGCTGCGTCCATATCGTTTCCCCTTTCTGTCTGACTTGAATCCGTCCCGCTTCCAACGCTCCAAGATAGAGCCGATGTACTTCACGGATCGCCCGTTGCTCTCGGCGGCTTCTTCGATGGCCGCGAGCGTCCAATCCTTCCCGTAGTCGTCGAGGAACGACGCGAGCTTGTGCATCTCGACTTCCCCTGCGATGGGGTGGATGTTGTTCGAGAAGAAGTTC